GTGCTTGTGGTAGAGCGAATGTTACTGACGTACTCGCTTCAGCCGTCAACACGATGGCTGAAGCTACTGCACACAAGTACCTCACCAATTTAATCACGGCGGGGTACGTGCATCAGGAACGCAGTAAGAAGGACAAACGCTATACCCAAGTGTATCTATCAGAAGTAGGCAAGGACTACCTTAAACAGATCGAAGGAGTTTCAAATGAATGAACGCGAGATCATATCCATGATGCGCGAGAACGCTGCCCTGTGTGTGCTTGAGGCAGAGGTTATAAAGGCGTTAAAGTATTTCGAGACGGGGCACGCTAACACCCCTGAGATGGCTGAGCAAGTCAACAAAATATACGAGGCACTACAAACCATCGACATCATAAGGAACCGTAATGCACAACAAGCAAATTGAAGAGGCGTTGTTCCCGAAGGACAAGATCATCGCCGAGTTACAGCAAGAAGTTAACGCTGCGAATGATGACGCAAGCAGACTACGCAAGATGGCATATGAAAACCAAACCTACGCCAACAGATACAAAGAGCTACGCGCTATCGGTGTGCTAGTTGTTGAAGAGGGCTCAGACCCTAAGTATCTGAAGGGTGAGGACATGGACGCGTACTTTGAGGGCATTGGGGTACACCCGCCATCGCTAGTAACCCTACTCGCTGGGTCAATTCAATCACTTAAAGATCAGATAGACGAACAAGTACTAAGGAAACTCTATGACACCGGAAGCGAAAGTCAAAGCAAGCGTGACGAAAATACTTAAAGAGTTTGGCGCGTACTACTTCTCGCCCATGACAGGTGGGTTCGGACGTAGTGGTGTGCCTGACATCATCGCATGCTATCGCGGATTCTTTTTAGCCATCGAGTGCAAGGCGGGTAAGAACAAGCCCACAGCCTTGCAAGAGCGCGAGATGGGTAAGGTGAACGCAGCAGGTGGCATGGCGATGTTAATCAATGAAGCTAACGTGCACGTTGTGCGCGCAACACTAGAGGAGTTTAGTAAATCATGACTCAATACCAAGACAAGGTAGCCGCTTACAAACACGTTATAGAAGAGCTTACCAAGTGCACCGAGGAAGATAGCCGTCTGTCTGCTGCGGTGTTGATCTTTCAAGAAGGTAGCGGTGAAGAGGGCGATGGTGGGCGCATGCGTATCTACGGGCTTAACATGGACGAGCTAGAGTTGTCAGTCGCCCTGATCGAAGCCGTTGATAAACTGCGTGCCGACATTGTTAACCGATACGTTAACAGGACGGTGAACTGATGAACACATCAAGTGAAGTGATTGAGTGGGTCGGGTATTTTTACGTTGTGGTTGTGTTGATACTGAGGGTGATGCTATGAACAAACAATTAAAAGAGTTGGCTGAACAAGCGGGGTTTGATAAACATCACGCTGAACATGATACTAGGATTGAACGCTTTGCCGAACTTGTGCGCCAAGACGAGCGTGAGGCTTGTGCAAAGTTGTGTGAAGATTTGCAACTAACAGACCTTGCCATTCGTGACTGGGCTGACGGAACTTATGATTGCGCCAAAGCAATCAGAGCAAGGGGTGAGAAATGAATGAGATACCAAAATGCACCACAGTTAAAGGCTCAACCGTAGCAAAAGTTTTACAACAAGTTAATCGTGCTACGGTGAGTACGTTGGTGCAGCTAACAGGCAGACCTATCAAGTCTGTACTGTCTACGCTCAAGACGCTGCACCAACAAAGTAAGATACACATCGGTGCGTACGAGATGAACAAGCGTAATCAAGCATCGCGTGTGTGGTACTGGGGCGATGGCGATGATGCGCGAGAGCCAAGCACCGTTGAGCACAAAAATGGTTTTATCCCCCGCCTTGATGAGGCAGCAGCATGGTTAAGGAATCCAATATGAATAATGAAGAAGATCGCAAGCGCGTTGACCGCATGTACGCCAGACTAGACGAGCAAGAACGTATTGCAAAAATAGGTGATGCAATACGCGCCAACGAACAACAGGTGGGCGGTGCGCACTACGCAGTCAAAGCTATACAGCCGTGGGACTACATCATCGCCAACGACTTGGGCTATCTTGAAGGCAACGTAGTGAAGTACGTTAGCAGGTGGAAAGACAAGGGCGGTGTACAAGACCTGAAGAAGGCGCAGCACTACCTACAGAAGTTAATCGAAGTCACGGAGAAAGATAATGGAAGATGAAGAACTGAGAGACTTGTTTGCGGGGTTGGCGTTGCAGGGGTTGCTTGCAGATGAAGGTGGCAGTTTATTAACCAACAACGGCGAAAAGTATGTAGCTGAATATTGCTATATCTTAGCAGACGCAATGATTGAGGCGAAGTACGCCAAGGCACAAGACGATGAATGAGAACACGCTCGTAGTGGACTTTGAAACACGTTGGGATAGCAAGGAGTACACGCTATCGAAGATGACCACCGAGGAGTACGTACGCGACAAACGATTCACAGCGTTCGGTATCGGTGTGAAGACTTACGGTAAGGACGATGGGCGTTGGATAACAGGTTGTGATATCCGCGACTGGGCTGAGTCTGTTGATTGGTCTGTCACCTCTGTGCTCGCGCACAACGCGCAGTTCGATGTGGCGATCTTGTCATGGGTCTACGGTGTCGAGCCCCTGTTCATCTACGACTCGCTCAGTATGGCGCGTGCGCTGCGTGGGGTGGAGGCGGGTAACAGTCTAGCCAAACTTGCTGAGATATATCAGTTACCCCCCAAGGGCAAGGCGGTCAACAACACCAACGGCATGACGCGCCTGACCGAGGAGGTAGAGCAAGAGCTTGCTGAGTACTGCTTGCACGATGTGTTCTTGTGTGAGGAAGTGTTCAACAGACTCAACGCCGAGGTCGAGGGCGGCTACCCTGAGTCAGAGCTGCGCCTGATTGACATGACCTTGAAGATGTTTACTGAACCTGTACTACAGCTTGATGCGGAGATGTTAAGTGAAGCCATCGAAGATGAGAAGGACAAAAGAGAAGGTCTTCTTGCAAAGCTTGAAATTGAAGAGGCGTCGCTCGCTAGTAATCAACAGTTTGCGCAAGTACTGCTTGCGATTGGGGTCGAACCTCCGCGAAAAGTTAGTAAGACGACAGGCAAAGAAGCTTATGCGTTCGCTAAGAATGACGCGCTTTTTCAATCACTGCTCAACAGCGACAATGAAGAGCTTTCATTACTATGCGAAGCCCGTCTTAAAGTCAAAAGCACGTTGGAACGAACACGAGCGCAACGTTTTCTCGATATTGCAGGAAGAGGCGCGCTACCTGTCCCGCTTAACTACTACGGCGCACACACAGGTCGATGGTCAGCTAGTAAAGGGTCTAGCCTTAACCTACAGAACCTCAAGCGTGGATCGTTCTTACGCAAGAGTATCCAAGCGCCGAAGGGTTACAAACTTGTTGTGGCTGACCTCGCGCAGATTGAACCTAGAGTACTGGCGTATCTCGCAGACTACAAAGAGCTACTCGACATTTTCGCCTCTGGTCAGGATGCCTATGCCGCGTTCGGCGCACAGATGTTCGGCATACCTGATCTCACCAAAGAGAGCCACCCCGATCTACGGCAAAGCGCGAAGTCTGCGTTACTGGGTTGCGGGTATGGGATGGGTTGGGCGTCCTTCTCAGCGCAGCTTCTGACGGGTTTTCTAGGCGCACCGCCCACCGTGTACTCGAAGGACTTTGCTAAACGTCTTGGTGTAAGTGGTGCAGACGTGCGGTGGTTCATTGGGAACGAGTCACGCCTCAACACGTTGGGCAGTATCCCTACACGCTACGAGTTGAAACAGATTCTCACCCACTCAGCCGCAGCTAGAAGCATCATCAACAAGTATCGTGCGCGTGCATGGCCTGTGGTGAGTCTGTGGAATCTGTGCGATGAGCTGATTGGTTACTCGCTCGCTAAGGGTAAGAGCTACACATATAAGTGTTTAACTTTTGACAAAGGGCGTATACTATTACCGAACGGATTGAGCTTGAAGTACCCTGACCTACGTGCTACGGATAGTGATGC